GAAAATGGTCGCCATTTTGCAACCCGTGAGAAGTTTTACCCGACTCTTTTTGTTGAGTCCAATAAGAAAACAAAGTATCAAACTTTATTTCTTCTTCAGGATATTTTTCAGAAATATACTGATAGATATATCTTTCATTTCCATAGATCTTGAAGTTATCTACACCATCATATCGTTTGATAAATTCACGACAATCACGAACAGTTCCAGGATCAACAGATTCAACATAATCACCATCAAGGGTTTTGTATTTTGTTTTTTTGTTAGCAGCAACAAAAAGAGTCGGGTAAAACTTCTCCCGAGTCATGAAATGTTGACCATTTTCATAACCACGGACCAAGAAGTGATCCCCGACCATTTGGACGTTCGTGTAAAATCTCATTCTGTAAGTTTCAAGTACGCTTCAACTACTTCAGGTGTTGGATCTGCGATAGTTAGAATATCACTAGATCTTATCATATATTCTGGTTGATTAGAAGCCTCAACCCAGGGTTCCATTTTATCTACACTCAGAAAACGATGCGGTTTAGTCAGTTTACAATCTGGATCTCCTATTTCAGCATCAAGTTCTTCAATTTCTGATATGAGTATGGTTGTGCCAACCATCAAACATTTAATATTAACCATCAAACAACCTCAGTCTGAGTTACTTCTGTATTTGCTGCTGCTACTTTAGATTGATACATTTCCAACACTGATGGTAATGGATCACAAATAGTTGCCACAATATCAGTAGTAATTACAAATTCTTTATCCACAGAAAGCAGCATCCAAGATTTAAGAATTACATCTAATTCGTAGTTATTATTTAAAGTATCACCTTCCATCAAGACAGTTTTCTCTTGAGTTGTAACAGTTTGGGGATTATTCAATAGATAACCCCTAGTCTGTTCCTCTTGAACAACTTCTTTAGCGTCCGTAATAATTGTTTCTCCTGTCTTTAGGAGCATTAATTTAATTGCCATGATTAATTGTTTTCCTCTATGGATTATAGCACAAAAAAGTAGGGGAATCAACTGGATTTTGCCAGTTTTCCCCTGCGGCGACGATATTCAGTTTTTATTTAGTATAGGGGATTACCTTCACAAAGTTTAAACACTCTTCTTAAGCATTCTTCTTTATTCCCATCTTTCTCATAATTGTTTAATCTACTTGCTATAATATCAGCAACTTCAACAAAGTCTTTTTCATCAAACCCTCTAGTAGTAAGAGCAGCAGTACCTAAACGTAATCCACTGGTAACAAAGGGAGACTCGGGATCAAAAGGAACTGTATTTTTATTTGCAGTGATATTAATTTCACTCACAAGTTGATCAGCAAACTTACCCGTGATTCCTAGACTTCTCAAATCAAGTAGAACAATATGATTATCTGTTCCACCAGACACAATATTGATACCATTTTCAATCAATCTACTACCAAGAGATTTTGCATTAGCAACAACTTTAAGACAATATTCTCTGAATTCTGGTTTAAGTGCCTCACCGAATGCAACTGCTTTAGCAGCAATCACATGTTCTAATGGACCACCCTGAGTTCCTGGGAATACTGCCTTGTCCAACCTCTTACCCATCTCTACATCATTAGACATAATCAATCCACCTCTTGGACCTCTCAGAGTCTTATGAGTTGTTGTGGTAACTACATCTACATATGGAATTGGTGATGGATGAACACCTGATGCAACCAATCCTGCAATATGTGCAATGTCCGCTAACAGATATGATCCAACTTCATCAGCAATATATCTAAACTTACCAAAATCAATTGTTCTAGTATATGCAGAGAATCCACAGATAATAAGTTGCGGTTTACATTCCTTTGCAAGTTCTAATATTCTATCGTAATCCAGTCTACCAGTCTCATCAACTTCATAATGACGTACATTGAACCACTTACCAGACATATTAACTTTTGATCCGTGGGATAGATGACCTCCATGAGATAAGTCAAGAGATAGGACAGTGTCTCCTGGTTTCAAAAGAGCAAGGAATACAGCAGCATTTGCTTGTGCTCCACTATGAGGTTGGACATTTGCCCACTCTGCATTGAATAGTTTTTTTACTCGTTCTCTTGCTAGATCTTCAATTTGGTCAACCCACTCACATCCACCATAGTATCTTTTACCAGGCAATCCTTCTGCATACTTATTAGTAAGAATTGAACCTTGTGCTTCCATCACATCAGGAGACGTGAAGTTCTCACTAGCAATCATCTCTAGATGATTCTGTTGTCTCTCTAATTCTTTTTGAATAAATCCGTGAACTAATGAATCGTTAACTTGTAAACCCATAATAATCTCCAAGAAAATAGAGGACTAACTGGATTTTGCCAGTTGCCCCCTGCGGCGACGATATTCTCTATTATTTAGAGATAGTCTTTTCGATGATGATGTTCTGGAACAATTTTACCAAGTTGTATACTTAACAACCCATCCTCAAAGCTAACTGATCTAACTTCCGTCTCGTCACTGAGGGTCCATGATCTAGTGAAAGATCTTTGAGCCATTCCTCTATGGACGTATGTTGTTCCAGATTCTGTGTCTTCTCTTTGCCCTTCGACAAAAAGTTTTCCGTCTTGTGTGTAGACATTGATTTCTTCTTTTTTAAAACCTGCGAGTGCTAGTTCTAAGCGGTATTCTACATTGCTTAGTTGAACTAGATTGTATGGTGGGTAGTTACTTTGCGTCTCGTGTAGCGATCCAAGACGGTCAAAGTAATCATCCATGCCGATACTGTACCTATTTATACGGTCCATCAGCTCAGGCAGATCCTTCGTATGAAACTTCATTAAGTTCCCCATGGTTATTAGCTCCTTTAAAAGCGAGTTTGTGTTGTGTGATCCCCGAAGGCAATCACATATATTTATAGCACACTTTTAATAATTGTGTGTTCGGTTTGCCGTTCCTAACAACCTCTAAGCTGTTGGAATTCCACCAGGGGTGTTATTCCTCTGATTACGTTTCAGACTATCAATCTGCTTTTGAATTTGAGGACCTGTTCCATAGTCACCTCTTTCAAGTCCCCTAAGAAGCATGGCATCAATCTCTGCTTCAGTTCTTGGTGACATTTGAGCAATTTCTATATCACCAGGAGAAGTTTTACTTGGTGTTATATTTGTATACTTAGAAAGATATTCATTACCAGCCTCTAACATATCTTTTAATTTTTTTCTTCTTTCTTCAGATCCACCAAGACCACCTCTAATGAAGGAGTTTGCCTCTGGATCATCAAGAGGAACAAATACATTAATTGGAGTTCTACGTTGAAATGCTGTTCCAGATATACTTGCTCCAGTTGAACCACTCTGAGCGCCCGGTTTAGATGCATTAAAAGCAAATTGAACCCTTTTTCCTCTATTTGCAGACGAGATAGTTATTCTACAAGTTCCGGATATTAAAGGTTGAAAAGTACCACCGTTTATAGATACTCGAATGCTACTGGCATCACCCCTATTTACATTAACTTTTAGAGTGTCATATTTTGTAGTATCCAAATAAAGAACAAATCCACCGTTTCCGGTTTCATCATAAGTTCCAAAAGAATATGATCCACCAGAACCACCAGATCCAGAAGTTCCAGGAACTGCAGTTTGTATAACACCCTCCAGATCAACATCTCCCTCTGCAGGATGATTAACCATACCTAATCCAGCAGTGGTCATTGCCTCACTAAGAAAATCCAATCTCCAATCAGATTTAAAAGGTTTTGCTGCTTCTTCTACTGTCTTTCTTTCTGCTTCTGCTTCTTGCCTTTCCTTCAGTTCTTTAGAAGCACATTCTTTCTTCTCACCAATCTGCCTTTGGCGAGTTTTCTTAAAATCGTTTCTACCAACGTGATGTAATATTCTGCTCATTAAAAAAGGAAGGTCCTTTGCCTTCCTTTATTTATCTTTATTCAGTTACTTCCACCCTTTTCTTCTTCGCCCCAATGTTGTACTTAGTTTCGAGAATCCAGTCCTGCTTGTCTTTATAAGCAAGTACTTTAATCTGATTAAGCGGAGCGATATCCTGAATTTTAGTGACATCTACAATACCAATAAGACCCCAATCATCAAGTAATTGGGCAATACGATTACGACGTTGAACGTCATTAATTGTTAGATTGGCGTGTTTACCATCAAGGGCAAACAACTCCTTAAAATGAACAAGATAGTATCTACCTTGCTTATGTAAAATATGGCAGGACTGATAGATTTTCTTTTCCTTCCTTGATGCCACTCCGATACGAGTCAAAGTCTCACGCACTTTCAAAAAGTCATCAGGTTCATTAAGAACCACTTCTACCATTTGTTCGGGCGTCCACTTCACTTCGGGTTCTTGAACCACGCTCATCTTTTTCCTCCAGTGTCAAATTTCGATTTAATAACATTAAGTTGTTCTTCTGTGAGAATCTTCAAAGCTTGCTTTGCCTTTTCATTACTATAACCATAATAACGTTTGACATAATCAAGATCTTTGATTTTATCTTGTCGGAGCCAGGGAGAAAATCTCTTCTTTTTCCTCAGACTATTTAGATAAAAATCATATTGGAGTTTCTTTGGGAGGAAATGATGCTGATTCATTTCATTAGCAAACATTACAGCATCAAGATGTCCAGAAAAACATCTATTGATAATGTATGGAGGATATTCTTTTTCAAGTGATGGATCTTCGTCAATCAGATTCTCTTTGCTCTGATTGATGCTGTTCAACCAATCCTTCAATTCCATAATTAAAAAGTAAAAGTTCCTTGCGTTCTTTTTGTTCTCTCATATACTCTCCCACGGATCTCATGGTGTATGTGAGGTCGAACTCTCCTGTTTGGTATTCTTTAAAGCGGTCCTTAATAAGTTGAGACGAATTGTAAGAAATAAGTTGAGCACCATTATACAGAGCACAGTCGGCAGCAAAATCATCATGGTCGAACCCGCTATGCATACTCCCCCGCTTTCCATAGAGATTACTTCGAATGTCATAGGGCGGGTCAAGGTAGGTAAAGCACTCTGTGTCATTAGTAAGGAGCGATTCATAAGACCAATTAGTAATTTTCCAATCTTTGATTATTTGAGTGTATCCCTGTAGTTTTTCAATTCCTCGCATTGAGAAATTATTGTCTGAAGCTTGCTTTGAGAATGATGAGGATTCTGTGAGACCAGAAAAAGAGCACTTATTGATAATATAAAAAGCACAAGCACGATATAAAGTTGGTTGAGTATGGTCATTTACTATCTCCTTTGCTTCTAAAAATAAACCTTTAGCAGATGCCGGTTCTGGATATCTAGACTTCAGTTCTTGGAGTCTTTTATATAAACGGTATCCATCATCTCTTAGAGTTATCCAAAAATTTACAAGAGGTTCATAAAAATCGTTAACCCACACTTTAAGATGTGGATACTTCTTAGTGATATGAATTGCTACGCTACCACCACCAAGAAATGGTTCGCGATACTCACCATAATCACGAAGATCTGGAATATAGACATCCAGTTTAGTGCAGGCACGGGATTTACCGCCTGGATAGCGTAATGGTGTTTTCAGGGACTTCATAATCAGGTTTGTTATACTTCAAAAATTCCCAGAAGGTAAGTTTCATTTCCTTATGGGTCATACCACAATGTTTTGCGGCAGCGGGTAGAGTCATTTTAGCACGGAATAGTGCCTCATTTGCTTCTTGAACATTCTCTGGAGTAGTCTTTACTCTTGGTTCAATAAGAGTTTTACAATCGATTTTAAAAAATGCCATCACACAATCAATTTCTTAGATTCGGGAACAACCAATTTAGTGCCAAACATTTCATTATACTTTTTACCCACCTCTTCTTGAACCTCTGCCATGTAAACAACATGTGTTTTCTTAACAGTAATCTCAGGAGTTTCCTTGCTAATTACCATCGCCCATGGAGCAAATCCAACATTCTGGTTAGTAGGAAGAACAACTAGTCCATTCTGAACTGTAATTGTATCATCAGTTTCAGAGAGTAATTCGGCAACAACCTCTTCGCCAGTCACGAAGCGGAACAATTTCACATCAATCATTTTGATAATTCCTTAAAATAAGTAAAAGTTCTTGATAGTTTTTAATTAGACGGTCAACTTGTTTTTTGTCCGTTCCACAAGGAGCATTATTCAAACATATTAAAATACACTTCTCGTCCGATATTTGATCTTTCTGAGTCCATCCATGTTCGTCAATCATAATATTTCTCTAAGATTTCATCAACTTTGTAATTCACTTTATTCAATTTATCTCTTTCTTCCTGCTCCTCAAGATACGATCTATCACTCATTCTCCTAAGTTCTCTAAGAACAGTAGAATTACCACCGTAGAAACCCATATTCTTCCAGGCACAATCAACATACTTCCACTTCTCACCAACCATCTCATCCCCAAGTGAGGGGACAACACGTCGGATACAGTGATTCCTAATTTCAGAAGGAACTTGAATCGTTTTGACCCAATTTGATTCCATTAGCATCACTGGGTCGGGGACAAAAAAGGGTATCATTTCAAAGTGACCATGTTTTCATAATATTCACAATATTTATGTACGCCCAAGCAGTAAATACTTGAGGAACAATAAATGCTACCATTGCTATAATCCAGAACCAATAATAGTAGTTTTCTTTATTTTGTGTTCTCATTTGAATTCACACTCCTCAATTTCATAACCATAAGCTGTTTTATGAACACAATAATATTCCTTCATCCCATTTTTTGTCATTTTCTTTCTCCAATATCCTCGTTTTTTCGAGGCAGCAACCATTGAACTAGAAGCATAACCTCTTTCTTCACACCATCTTTTTAAATTAAAAACAGTTTCTTCTTCTCCTGTTTCTATATTTTTTAGTCTATAATGTTTAGAAAGTGAATGCTGCATGTTATGAAATGCATCACACCATTCTAAGTTAGAAACTGCATTATTTTGTTTATTTTCATCTATATGATTTACCTGAGGTAAGTTATTAGGATTTGGCAAATAAACTTCAGCAACTAACCTATGTGCAGAAACTTGTATAGTTTTTCCATCAACACGAAGATGATATTGATGATATTGTCCTCCCCTTCCCTTTCTTTGGGGTTTTAACTTCTTTAATGGTTTTGTTTTTTTACCATATTGATTTCTGTTATAATTTTCGCTA